CGACTATATGCTGAAGCGTTTCTTATCGGCTGGTCCTGGCTCTGCTTTATGGGAAGCAATTCCCTATAGCTTTGTTCTGGACTGGTTTGTCAATACCAGACAAGTCATCGATCGCATTGATTTAGCCCTCACGGGCAATACCAAGCGTATTATTGATGGTTGTGTGAGCACTAAAATCGACTTCGACGCCGTAGTAACTTATGAGCCTCAACCTGAGACTCCTCTAACTGCTCCGGCGTATAGGATTGATTCAAGTGCTAGTAGACAATGGGGTTATTGCAGCTATAGAAAATACCACCGTGAACCTGCTCTGCCTTCCTTTTGGGTCGGTAAGAGTGGTAGGTTTGGAAAGAAACAGGGTTGCCTTCTGGCAGCTCTGCTCCACCAAAGAGTGGCGAACCTACGTTAGTACGTTAGTACAACGAGTCCTTTGACTCATAAAAATAACATGAACGATAACATCGGTCCATTGACGTTGGGCACTTATAACCTACGCTTTAAAGATGCGTCAGGCAGTGAACGTCGTGTTGCTGGGACGGCTCCAAACCTTCCTATCATCATGACGATCAAAGCGCAAGAGTATGTCGATTCCAAGACGAAAGTCCCGGGTCGGCGAACTGTATTGCGTATTGACCAACATTTGGCGTTGGAGACGGGCGGCACCATTGCCCCCCTTTCTGCGTATCTTGTTGTGTCCGTTCCTCAAGGTTCGCTGGTGTCTGGGAATAATATTCAGAACATTATTCAGGACATTGTGCGAGTCGTGGGGATGGGAGTTGCAGCCGGAGATCAACTGAGTTTATCTCAGGCGATCTTCTCAACCGGTGAGCAGTAATCTGTTCACTGGTGAAAAGTTAGTTACTTACCTAGGTATCGGTGTCTTGATATCTCTCTTGTTCTTGATCGAGCGGTGTACAAAACCGCCCGAACTGATCAGGATTGAAGTAAAGATGCCGTTGCCCTTGGACCCTAACTAAGTCCATTAATAGTCAAACAACAAGTTATAATAAATGCAGAAACGATGTAAGGAATAATCCTATGAACATGTTAATTGAAACATATCAACACCTGCTAGCGGACGTTGTTACTTTGTCGGGAATCCACTTGGATGTCCCTGATGAAATGACGATGAGCTGGGTTCTTATAGAAGGACCCGCGCTAGACAAGGAGCTACTACAATGGATCGAGCATCGGTTAGGGGATACCCCAAAAGGGATTCCCGCCATTCCACTTTGGCTAATGCCATTGTGGGACGAATACTATCGAACTGATAGTCCTAGGATGCTTGGTTTCTTGCGGCAGTGCCTTGTTTTCTGTTATAAAGCCGAACTCGCTTGTAGCGTTGTTCAACAGGAAGCGGCAGTGAGCCAATTCCTGGATACCGATCGGAGCATAGATACCTGGAATGAGTACTTTAAGACCCATTCTGGCGAACCATTGTTCCGAGAGGCCCGTCGCCTAATCGCCCGAGTTATATATCGGACTAATTGGCAGGAAATTGTTCCCTCACATGGCCCCGGAGCGGTTTTTCCGCCCCGCCAGCCTAGTGAAAAGGGGAACTTCCTAACTATATACGAGAAGCTTCAGTCCGTCTATCCGTTTGACGACTACATGTGTCTTCCAAACTCTGTTTGGGAGAAACTATGGGTCAACAGCGCTAAGATTACTGAATCCGATCGTATAGTATGTCACCTTACTGCGGTTCCTAAAGACTCCCGGGGACCACGCTTAATATGCGTGCATCCTGCGGAAGCTATCTGGATCCAGCAAGGTCAACGGCGTGCACTTGAGCACCAAATAACCAGAAGTCCCCTGACTCGAGGAAGAATTAACCTCGATAATCAGGCGATTAATGGCAAACTGGCGCTCCAGTCTTCTCAAGACAAGGGTTCTGTAACCCTAGATCTAAAAGAAGCAAGCGATAGAATGTCTTCTGAACTTGTGCGCTTCCTCTTCGGAGGCGCGTATAAGTATATGGAGAGTTCTAGAGCTGAGTACGTCGTAATCGACAAGATTGACGGTGAACACGAGCTCAGAAAGTTTGCTCCTATGGGGAACTGTTTAACATTCCCTGTTCAGAGCTTAGTCTTCTGGGCCCTAGTGCGAGCTGGCATTAAATGTCGTCATGGTGTTAACTGTGATGATGTGTATGTCTTCGGAGATGATATAATCTATCCTTCAAAATACCATACTGCTGCTTTGAGTGCACTGGTCCGGTCGGGGTTTGTCCCCAACATGGCCAAAACATTCAGGCTAGGCTCCTTTAGGGAGTCCTGTGGTGTCGATGCCTATCGAGGCATTGATATTACACCGTATCGTATGAAGGTAGCTTGGATCAAATCCTACTCAGAGTGCGTCTCTGCCTGTGACCTAGCCAAAAGGCTACGTATAGGCGGATACGCTTCTTGTTCTAGTTACCTCTATTCAAAAGTACGAAGGTATATGGGCCAATTGCATTTGAGCAATAACCCGAATACCCAAGGTATTTATGAATATGTAGCCACAATCCGTGAGATATTTCTTTTTGAAGGATCGTTGAAATTCAACGCTGACCTTCAGAAATATGAGACACGGGTGGCCCTGCTCAAAGCAACAACTGTCGCTTTGAGTGAACATGGTTGGTACCATGTGCAGGATTCGCTAACGCGATTAGAGAAATCTAATAGCTATAGCGGAACTAGAACTGAGTACCCGATTCCGTATCGGGAACGGCTGGCCTACGGATGGACGG